TGTTGTTCTATGAGCCGAGCATTCCTATGGCCCAGAAGCTCAGTAAGGAAAAGCTCGATCCGGTCATCCGCGCCACGCCTGCCTTGCGCGGAAAAGTGAAAGAAGCGCGCTCGCGCGACAGCGGGAACACCACCTTTCACAAAGAATTTCTCGGCGGCTTTCTGAACATCCTGTGGGCGAACAGCTCCACGACCTCGCGCTCAACGAGCGCCCCGCGCATCGTGATGGATGAAGTCGACGAGTACGATCTGGATGTCGGCGGGCAGGGTGATCCGATCAAGTTGATTGAGAACCGCGCCGCCGGGTATGCGCGCTATAAGTATTTCATTCTGTCAACACCAACCGATGAAGACACGAGCATTATTACCAAGCAGTATGACTTAGGCAGCCAGGGCCGCTATTACGTGCCCTGTCCGTTGTGCGGACATTACCAGTATTTAGTGTGGGAACGGCTGATCTATACGTTCGACGGCGTCAAGCGCCCGGACGATGCCGCGTACCAGTGTGAGTCTTGCCTGCAGCTCATCGACGAGCGGCATAAAACCTGGATGATGGATCTCTCCCGCGCGAAGTGGGTGCATGCCCATCCTGAGCGTCTCGAAGAGGTCGCGTCCTATCATATCAATATGCTCTATCAGCCAGCGGGCTGGGCCTATCCCTGGTCGCGGCTCGCGCGGGAGTACATCGAGGCCTACGCCAAGATGAAGGGCGGCGACGCGGGCGATATGAAAGTGTTCACGAATACCAAGCTCGCCAAGGCCTGGAAGGAAAAGCTGGACAAGGTCAATCAAGCCAGCCTCCACCAGCGCCGGGAGATCTATGAGGCCCCTGTCCCGCGCGGTGTCGTGGTGCTGATTGCGGCGGTGGATGTGCAGGACAATCGCCTGGAGGCGGAAGTCGTCGGCTGGGGACTTGGTGAAGAGTCCTGGCGGATCGAGTACCGCATCTTTGGAGGCTCGCCGTCCCTGCCGAGCGTGTGGTTGGAGTTGACCGACTGGCTGCAGGACGCGCGCCATCATGCCGATGGCGTCTCGATGCGCGTCGAGGCCGTCGGGATCGACACCGGCGGACACCATACCAAAGAAGCCTACGGGTTCGTGGAAAAATATCGCGGAATGGCCTTCGCGTTGAAAGGCAGTAGCCAAGACGGTGCGCCATCCATTCCCAAGCGTAAACCAAAGAAGTTACGCCACCGTCGGCTAGAGTTGTATCTCCTTGGCACGAACGCCTTAAAGGACACTCTTTTCGCCCGCATGAAGCTCACCAAACCGGGGCCGGGGTTTATGCATTTCCCCAGGCGAGACGGGTACGATGAGGACTATTTCAAAGGGCTCGCCAGCGAAGTGAAAAAGCCGAGGTACAAGCCGCGCAGCGCGGTGCAGACAGGGAACTACTACGACAAGATCTATACGAGGAACGAGCCGCTGGACCTCAGTGTCTACAGCCTGGCCACACTCGGGCTCTGGATGCAGGAGAATAAGACGACCTTAGAGCGATTGAGCGCCGACTGGAGCAGGATTGTCGAGCGCGCCAAAGTGCAAGCGTTGCCGCTACCGGGGATGGGGCAGCCGCAGGAGGAGGTGTCCGGCGTCACTACCACGCCCGCGCCGCTGCCGGGCGTGACGCTCATCCCGGCACGGCCTGGCCGTCGCGTGCTATCCAGCGGGGTGTAGCTGTGCCGGAACGGCTGTGGTTGCCTCAAGAAGTGGCGGACTATTTCCGCATCCGGCGAATCCGCACCGTCTACGAATGGATTGCGAACGGAGAGTTTCCGAATACCCGTATTATTAACCGGCAGTACCGAATTCCTGATTCGGACATAAAGGCCTATGACGAACGCTGTCGGGCTCAACGCGGGGAGCTGCCGGTCGTAGTTCCCGGCAAGCGCCGCGTGATTTCAAAGGGAGTACTATGACGAAGCGTCAACAGAAAGCTATAGAGGAATTCAGGAACAATCTGTTGCTCTTTGAACAGCGATTGCAACAGATCAACGATCTTGAGTTGTCGACGGCAATCGACATCTTGCGCACCAGGATCTCGGTCGGGTTGCGGCTGGTGAAGAAGAGTGGTGAGTTGTTCGAGGGGCTTGATGATTTCGATTTCCTGCATCTTTTTCAAGATCTCGATAAATGGGTCTGTTGCCCGATAGAGAATCCGCAAGCTCGCCGCTCACCCCAACATCACTGCCGTTGAGTGCCGTTGAGTGCCGTTGAGTGACTGGTAGATTTTCTCCCGCCTTGTAGACTCCGGCTCATATGGCCGGGCTCACTGTCGCACAAGCCGAAGCGCAACTAGCCGCCTATCTCGCCGCTGAAACGGCGGTGCTGTCCGGCCAATCCTACGAAATCAACGGGCGCCGTCTCACACGCGCCGATCTCACCGCCATTCAGGCGGGCATCAAGCTCTGGAATCAACGAGCGCAAACCCTCACGCGCGGGGGGCTTACTCTGAAGGGAGCGACACCCATCGGATGAAGCTCTCTGTCACCATCGGATAACAAGCGCTCACGGTGCTGGAGTACCTGTTTGACCGCGCCGTGCGCTACTTTAATCCGGTCAAGGCGAATGCTCGCCTGCACGCTCGTCTGCAGTCGTCGATTGTGGGCGCGATGGCCGGGGGCTATGTCGGCACGTCCCGTTCCGATCGGGCCTTGTCCGGGTGGCGCACCGACATCGGGAGCGCCGACACTGACATCTTGACGGACCTGCAAACGCTGCGCGATCGCTCGCGCTGGCTCTCGCGCAATTCGCCGATCGGCGCGGGGTCGATTAATACCACCGTCACCAACGTCGTGGGCGGCGGACTCAAGCTGCAATCCCGCCTGGATCGTAAATTTCTGAAGCTCTCCGATGTGCACGCTGACGCATTGGAAGAAACCATTGAACGAGAGTTTAGCCTCTGGGCGAAGCATTGCGACGTCGAACGCTGTTTGAGTTTCGGCAGATTGCAGGAGTTGGTGTTGCGCTCCGCGCTCGAAAGCGGCGACGTGTTTATCGTGTTGCCGTATGTGGAGAAGGCGCAGTCTCCCTACGGGCTCTCTGTGCAAGTCATCGAAGCCGATCGGGTGACGAATCCGCAGAACAAGGCCGACTCACGCGAGATCGCCGGGGGCGTGGAGCGGGACAAGTTCGGCGCGCCGATTGCGTACCACATTCAAGACACGCATCCGGGTGAAGTCTATGCGTCCGCCGCCGCGCAGAAGTGGACGCGCGTGCCCGTGTACGGCTCGTACTCCGGTCGACGCAACATTTTGCATTTCTTCCGCAAGATCCGGCCGGGGCAAGTGCGCGGGGTGCCGTTTCTGGCTCCCGTCATTCGCGAGTTGAAGCAGATCAGCCGCTATACCGACGCCGAGCTGATGGCCGCCGTCATCAGCGGCATGTTGACCGTCTTTGTCAAAAGTGAGTCCGGGGATTCGCCGCTGGCTCCCATGGAGCCGACGGAAGAAACCGGGGCCGCGTCCGGGGACGCGGATATCAAGCTCGGCAACGGTGCCGTCGTGGGGCTGGCGCCGGGCGAAGACATCGCCACCGTCAACCCCCAGCGACCGAATGCGCAGTTCGCGCCGTTCTTCGAGGCGATCGTCGAGCAAATCGGGTTGACCTTGGAAATTCCGAAGGAAGTCCTCGTCAAGCATTTCACCGCCAGCTATTCCGCCGCCCGCGCCGCGCTCTTGGAGGCCTGGAAATTTTTCTACGGTCGACGCTTGTGGGTGGCGGAGTCGTTTTGTCAGCCCATCTACGAAGCCTGGATGGAAGAAGCCGTGGCCAATGATCGCATTGCCGCGCCGGGCTTTCTCACCGATCCGCTCTTGCGGGAGGCCTATTGTCGCGCCGATTGGATCGGTCCGGCCAAGGGCATGATTAACGAAAAAGACGAAGTGGAAGCCGCCGTCCTCCGAATCGAGCACCGGCTGAGCACGCTGGACCGAGAAACGGCAGAACTGACCGGCGGCGATTGGGAGGCCAATCTGCGGCAGCAAGAGAAAGAGAAACGCATGCTGGGCGCGG